GTGGGGGTATGATAGCGCCAATGGGGCCAAGTACAACAATAATGTAGGCGCAGCATACGGGAATACATGGACTACCAATGATGTAATTGGCATTGCATTGGATATGACAGCGGGTACTCTTGAGTTCTATAAAAATAACACAAGCCAGGGCACTGCGTTTACTGGGCTGACCGGAACATTGTTCCCCGCCGTTTCGGCTGGTGCTGCATCAACATCAATGACCGTCAACTTCGGCCAGCAACCCTTCGTGTACACCGCCCCCACAGGCTTCTTGGCCCTGAACACATTCAACATTGCAGCAGGCACAGTCACCACCAGCGGCACGTTCACCGGCAACGCCAGCACAAACGGCCCAATGGTGTGGCTGAACGGCACCCCCACGGCAATGACCATCAATGGCAACGCAGTGACCTTCGGAACCCATGCCGACAAGCTGGCAAACGGTTTCAAGGTGCGCAGCAGTTCAGCAAGCTACAACACCGCTGGCAGCAATACCTACGTTGCCACGACTGTTGCTGAAGTTCTCAAGTATGAAAATGCCCAGCCCAACCCATGATGCCCCAACTGCCAGCAGACAAGGCCAACCACGCCATCTACGGCGCGATCATCTTCCTGCTGGCCCTGGCCATCCTACGCCGGCCTGACGCAGCCTACGGCCTCGTGGTGGCCGCAGCAGTGGGCAAGGAGGTGCTTGACTGGCTCTCCAACCAGAGAGCCATCAAGGCCGGCCTAACACCCACGCACGGGGTAGAATGGTTTGACGCCCTGGCAACCTGCGCCGGTGGGGCGGTGCCACTCCTTGCTAGGATGATCTGATGGATTCGCAACACCTGATCGACATTGGCCTGGCTACCGCTTGCGCCGCCACCGGGTGGTTTGCGAGGGAGTTGTGGTCGGCAGTCAAAGAATTGAAGGCCGACTTGACCCGCCTGTCGGTCGAACTACCCAAGACCTACGTCACCCGCGACGATTACCGCTCAGACCTCAAAGAAATCCGCGACCTGCTGGGGCGGATATTTGACAAGCTGGACGGCAAAGCCGACCGCTCACAGTAGCGCCGAGATACCAACGGTCACCATCTCGCTGCGCAGCTTGCTAGGGTTGGTCTTCGCCATCACCCGCAACGCCACGGCGGCAAACGTCTCTATCCCGGCCCAGGCATCCTCTAAATAGGGATCATTGAGCGCCAGGATGTGCGCTCGGATCGTCAAGACGTCAGCCGTGTAGGCCTCCCTGATGGCGTCTATCGCCGCTTTGGTGGGTCGCATGGGAACTCCGCTAGTTGCCAGACTGAATTCGGTGCGTGGAGCTTGAATGGCTTCGCTACCCGCCTCGGCGCCAGTTCAGACGCAGCCTGGCGGGCGGCGAGCCTTGCTGTCCTACGGTCCCGGCAGGCCTTGTGCTGCAGCTTGCGCTTTGTCCATCGCCCAGCGTCTAGCTCTGCCGCCCGTTCAGGTGTCGCCCATCGAGCGGTGACGCCGGAGCCAGCCACGCCCAGTAGGCGCGCCTTGCGGGCAAAGCACAAAATCTTGCGGGTCTTGTCGAGTGAGATCGCCATCCGCAGGTGCATGTCAACCGTGCTCACGCCGTTGGGGTACTCGCGCACCAGGTTGGACGCTAGGTGCATCAGCAGCTCGGTGTCAGGGTGCATCATACACACTGCATCATGTAGTCTAAATACCACGCCGCTTTTTCAATGGACTCGGTGCCACCCTTGTGCCGCTCGCGCCAGATGTATTTCAAGGCGTTGCCCTTGCAGTAGCCCCGAAACTCTTCTTCAGTCAACGCTGACTGGATCGCCTCGATGCACTCAATCTTGCCTTGCTTGTAGTGCGGAGGGTTGTATACGCTCTCCAGCGGTGTGTCCGGCAATGGTTGTGTAACGTTCCTGTATGTCATTTTCCGTCATCCGTCATTGAGTTGATATGTCTAAGGGCGCATTCGTAGTGACGCGGACCAAACGTCCAACACTCCGGCCCATGCGTGCCAATGTGGCCGTCTCGGGCGTCTTGGTACTTGAGTTCTCTCCGCAGGCGCTCGTTTTCCGCTAGGGCATCGCCTAGCAGTAGGTCTAGGTTTCTCTCGGTTTCAGTCATGTGTTCCGCTCCTTGAGTTTTGCTTCTGCCCACCGTGCGCCATAGACCCAATCCTTGCTGACTCCAATATCGTCTATGTCTTCAAGCGTCAGCCCCTGCCACTCACGCGCCTGCGCCGCTACCAACTCAGCAAACATCTCCAACTCCTCAACAGTGATATGCGAGGTCTTGTAACCCTCAAACGTACCAAAGACCAGCGCCGTGCCTATGACGTTCGTTTTAATGTTCATGCCAGCCTGCTCGGCTAGCTCTTTAATTCGTGGGTTCATTTTCTACCCCAACCTACGCCATAACAGAACACTACGAATGTCCATATTAGAAAAAGCATTAGGTTGTATAGTTCACGATCAGTCATTGCACTCTCCGGTGAACATATACTGATACCCCTGTATCGGGGTCTGTGTAATCTAGTTCAGGTTCACACCAGCAAGTTTCACTAGCGATGTGTTCAAGCTCTTCTTTGGGTAAGTCTCCCTCCCCTTGGGCCGCGTCATCAAACAGAGTCATGTCAAAAGTTATTTTCATGGTTCCATCCCAAAGTTTTGTTTGACCTTACGCAACAATTCAACTCGTTCCATATCCCAGCCCAATTGTTTTTTCGCCATGACCACATTGCCACCGGGGCGATCAATCATAGCTTGGCATTGTTTGGCGTGATGAAGTTGTACGCCAATCATTCCGTCGATAAGTTCAATTTCTCGGTCGGATAAATTCATGGCTCCATCCCGAAATGGTTCATTATTAACAGCTTCACGTTGCCGGTATAGCCGGTGCTCAATTCGGCGCATTCCCGGATAATCAAATCAGAGAATCGCTCAATGCCGGCGTAGTCAGTCGAGAAGTCCTCCCGCCCTCGGTGGTCTACCGTAACGTCGAAGCAGCCCTCCATAAAGGTTCGGATTCGTTCGTTCATGGCTCAACTCCAAAATGTTCTTCCAACTCATCCGCAATATATTCCAGGCAAACTTCGCTGTAAGCGTCTGGTAAACTACTGTTTCTCACAATGTTTGCACATTTCTTAACAATAAGCTCGGCAAACTTCTCAAGCTCTGGGCTGTACTCATCAAAGTGTGCTATAGGTCTACAGAAAAGAGTTGTTCTTTCTCCCCCGTCATCAACCCGGCTTGTATCCCAAGCTCTGTTAGTTGTTTGTTCATAGTTCCCTCGGCCATTGACCCATCCGTTGCTTGAAGTCCGCGCTGTCCAGCGCATTGCGCACCTCGTCATGCATCCTCGGGAGCGGTGCCCAGGCTACACACCCCTGCCCCCACGCACCGACAACGCACACCCCGCCCGTCGTAAGGATCAGGCACTTCGCACCTGTCGGTGGTAAGTCAGCACCCTGTGTTGGCAAGCGCCATGTTGAGTCACCTGCGATGTAGTCTTTCATTTCTTCAATGCTCCAGCTATAGCAGGCACAATCTTCTCAACGCTGCGCCCAACAACGTAGCCGCCAAGACCGAACTCTACGATGCTCCAGAGCTTCAGAATCTCTGCTTCTGTGATGTTGGGCGCAGACCAGCCCAGCCAACGGGCAACGATCAACCCGCCGAAGGTCAGCATCAGGACGGGTCGCCAAGCCGCCACAATCCAATGCTCTGACTGCGCCTCGGCCTTGACGATCTCAACCTGGCCGGCGTAGATGGCCAGCGCCATCTGCACCTTCTGGCGCTCGGCCTCGCCAGCATCGGGCCATATCTTGTCGATGATCGTCTTGCCTGCGTCTAGCGCAGCGGTCAGGGGGTCTAGTGCCATTCGCCAGTCTCCATCTGCTTGGCCATGCGCGTAGCGCGTCCAAAGGTTTGTTTGGCCCAGGCGCTGTCCAACATCTCTGCCGCGGCCTCGCTGTAGTGTCCATCCTCAACGCTGCCAAGCGTCCGTTTGAACTGCAGCAGACCCTTCAAGCCCATCTGAAAGGCCATGCCAATGAGCACCGCCTGGCGGGCATCGTTGAGTTTCTCCATCCACGGTAGAGCAGCCAGCACCGCTTCGTAGTTGCGCTTAATATCGTTCTCAAGCAGCATGTCGATCTCGTCTGGCGACAACCCGCCGCCCTTGCGCGAGTCAATCAATCGTCCTACGCCGATCGTCCAGAACCCTAGCGAGTCTTGGTAAGCGCAGGACTCGGCGCCCTCTTCGCGTAATAGTTGGCTCTTCAGGTCCATAACGTCACTCCCCACACCAGTGCCAAAGCGCAAAGAACGCAGACGGCAACGCGGTTGACCCAGCTCCAGCGGTTGCGGTAGTGGGTGATAGCGTACCCGTCTCCCCCGAAGGCTTCGTCAAGCGTGCGTGCAAACCGCTTAGTTGTTCCGTTGTGGAAAACCGGTGGTTGTTGTAACATTTGTACCTTCTCCAAGTTAGGTTATTGGGGCGTTGCCTAGTCTCAAGCACGCCGGCTGGCGCGTTACAGCGAGGGCATTGCATAGAGCGGCACCGCAGTGCATCCACGGTCCACCCAGTACTGCATCTCTTCCCGGCGCCGAGTGAGCAGGATGCAGACGCCTGACTCACTCACCATCCATCCAATGTGTGTCATACCAACCACGCGATCAGCGCCACTAGGGCGACGATCCAGACTGCCACAAACAAGGTCTGGCGAGCCGCAGCCTTACAGAAGTACTCTTCCCTATCGTTCATGTCTTTGACCTCTCTGGCCACCATGCGGGCCGTGGATACCACCTAACGTCCTTTGCGTTCTTGTCAATCCGGTTGCCATACGTTGCCACCGAATTCATGCTGTCAGAATCAAAGCATGGCCAGGACCAGTGCTTGCCATCCCACCATCGCAGCCAATGCGGGCCGCATGGCCACCACCCAATGCTTGGCGGCGGTTTATTCCTCATCGTACCCACCATCGCCATCGAATCGTTCTTGCTCGTCCAAGGCCAACAACTCAATTGCCTCGATCTTGTCGGGGCTCAGGAGGCCGAGAATGTCCACGTCTTTGATATAGGCGGCCGCCAGGCACATGGTGCTGGGGTAGTCGGGGTGATCGCCGTGGCCGAAGCACTCGGGCTCGTAGTCCAGGTGGCAGACGAGCGGGGCGTCCACATCGTCTATGTCGTAGATGAACTCTACGCTGTCCATCGGACATGCTGGGGCGCCGTTCATGACAGGGCCAGGAAAAGAAACAGGGCGCCGGAAAGCCCGAGGGCTATGGCGAAGAGGGTGTCTGAAATCATGGGGGCTCCAGGGTTAAAAGGTCACGCGGCCAATGATGAACTGGTCTTCGTCGAACACTTCGATGAAAGACCAGCCGGTGCCCAGGGGATCGTGCTTGGCCTTGTAGGTCCAGCCGTCGCCGTCAATGGTCAGCAAGGCAGCGATCTCTTCGGCCTTGGCGGGCGCGTAAAGGGTGTGGGTGGTGTTGATCTTCATGTTCTATCCGGTCCGGTTGCGGGTTGGTGTGAGAAGGATATTACCCAAAAAAAAGCATCAAATTCTAGGTACAAACCCTAGGTTTCGCATCTTTTCTTTAGCATCTTCCTGGCCTCGCCCGACGATCACATGGTGCCCCAAGTTGCGCAGGTAGTCGTGCCAGCTCTGCTGCTCTGACGAGACGCTGCCGCCCTTCTCGCGCTTCATCTCGATCCAGAGCAGCCAGGCCGGGACGAACAGGTCAGGCACTCCAGCGCTGACGCCTTCAGCCTTCAGTCGGCCAGCGGCGG